GTATTACCAACAATTAGTCCAGCAGCATTAATAGTTACGTTTTTAATTACAACGTTTGCTCCTTGAGATGTCGCGTCAGGGACTGAAAATCCAGCGAAGACAACCTCATCTCTATCACCAACACCAACAATTGATACATCTGCAACACTAGACGTGCGTGGGTCAGCATAAGAGCCAGGATAAACTAGAATAGTATCTCCCGATCCCAAAATTGATGTGGGAATCTCTTCAACGCTTTTAAACTGAGCATTATCTGTTAACTCAGGGCTTACTTTATGAATAGCTTTATTTGCCATTAGTCTATTCTCCTTTTAAAATTTATTTACGTTTACTCGATCTTCGGGATTTCCCTAGAGCGATCGCGACGGCTTGTAATCTCTTAGCTTTATTTGAAGAGATTCCACGCCTTTTTGCAAGTGTAGAAATAGCTTTTTTTCTAGATTTACCTACACCCTTCTTTTTAGTTAATTCTTTTATGTTTGCAGAAATTACTTTCTTACTTTTACCTTTTTGTAACGGCATCGTCTAATTTAATCTCCACGGTACATTCTTTAATAGATAAAGATTCTTCTCTTTCACTACTATGTACCAAATAATCTCTTAACGAATCTAAGTAAGCATTACTAACTGCTAACTTATTAGTCCACCAACTAGGTAATGATGCTTCTCCATCATCAGGTAAAGTATTATATATATCAGCTACATTTTCTGTAATTTGTCTACAAGCTCTATTCGCAGAAGCAACATCTGTATGTCCGTCTTTTGTTGTTGTTAAGTTTTCCTGTTCAAATGTTTTCATTCCATTACCCATTTCTTTTAAATTATCTTCCCACCAACTAATTTCAGGATCTAAAACTCCATCATCTATAATTCTTTTTAATCTTCTATCGTATTCTTCTCTAGTAGCAGGTGCGTCACCGTTTACAGCATTAATTACAAATTGTAACGTCGCAGCAGCTATTGATAGACTCGCGCACTTACCTATAACCCACCCGTTTAATTCATCAATCATAATTGTAGGAGAGGCAGTTTTTAAAGCCCCAACCATTTCATGCGGAACTTTAAAATATAAACCGCCTTCTACATAAATTTTTGCGGGATACGGGTGCAGTTTATTTGTGTTTGAATCAACGATACGAACAAAATCAAAACCGTCAATATTTTTAAATACAACTGCATATCCTTCGTTTGTTTCGGGATTTTTCTCTACATAAGAAGGGGTGCCAAACTTGTCCATCAACTTGATGACAAAACTTTTTGGACCTTCATATTTCCAATCACCTATTTCAATACCCTTATATTCCATAAGATGCTCCTTGTTTATTCTATAATATCATTATAGAGTAAAGATTTTTAAATAGCCAATCTTATTTTAATTACCTACTTGATTAGCAGGGCTAAACCTATTTATTTAATTGTCAATTTGATTTGACGCATTAAAAAGAGTAATTTCTCCTGTCTCTAAGTCTTCTTCGGTTTTTTCTCTACTACTGACTATTTTTCCACATTGTGATTTACATAAACTAAAACTTCTATCATATCCTTGTAAAAATTGTTGTAATTTGTTCCAATAATCATAATTTAAAATCTTTTCTAGGGGAACTTCTAGTCCACTAAATAATTTTTCATGATCTTTCATATAATAAAACCTAGAATTATCTTTATCATAATAATGACCTCCCGTCCAACAACACCTAAAAACTAATCCTTCTGGAGAAATGTACCATTTTCCCCAATCATCCCACGAACAAATAATCTTTTTAGGAATTTTTGATAAGTCTTTTTTTCTTTTAACGTGTCTATAAATTCCATCTTTCGGAGGGTGAAAGTCTCTATTTGTAGTAACCGTACTAAAAGTAGAAAAACCATAATCTATTGCTAGTTGTTTAGCTTTTTCTACTTGATGTTGGTTATAATCAAATACGATATATTTCCAGTGCACGCTTGCTCTATTAGTATCAATAACAGACTTGGCGTTATTAAGAACTTTGTTAAAGTCAGTATTAATTCTATACCTAGAGTGTGTATCTTCTAACCCATCTAAATCAAAATTTATTATATCTAGTTTATCTAAAATATTACCTACGTCTGTCCAATAATCGTGGTCATGAATTCCTCCATTAGTATGTATTAACAATTTCGTGTCATGTTCTTTAACATAACTTATAATTTCTCTAAACTGTTTATTCATAACAGAGTCTCCAAAATTACCATTGAAGACCAACCACTCTAAATTTTTGAGCAATTCGGGATAAAATAGTTTTTGGAAATTATCTAATGTAATAGTATATTTAGGGTCATTTAAATTTACCCTAAGAGGTTTTATTCTATGACAAGCCGGGCATTTTGCGTTACATCTAAATGTTAACTCGGTAGTCAATTGTCTTATTTTTTTCACATTACGCCCATCGTCTAATCATTAATCTTAGCCCTGCAGGAATATTAGCCGCAGGTTCTACGAATTGTACTACTCCAGCACTAGGAATTACAAAATCATTATCTGATCCTCCAAACTGCCTAGTCTGTCTTACTCCACTTAGTACAACTTCTATTCTATCAATAGCGGTTACTGAAGCTCCTATTCCATAAGCATTTGCTCCAGATACTGTAGTAATTACATTGTGTTGGGGTGCGAGAGTAGTGCCTGACGCAGTTGCTACGTTATCTTGCACCACGTTTAAGTTTGCATTTAGTCTAACAAAGGTTGCGTGATCATTAGCTAGAGGGTCAACTCCTCTAGTTAAAATTACTCCAACATTAGCTGAACCTCTAACATCTAAATTAAATCCAGAAGTAGCTGTAGCGTCACCAATAATTATATTTGCTGCTCCAGTAGCCGCATGAGTTCTTATGACTGCATTAGCAGGACTTCCAAAACTCATAGCGCCAGTTGCGGGGGTAGAATTACCTAATGTACCAACTGTTGCAGCAGTAGTCATGAAAGTACCAAGAAAATTATTAACATTGCCTGTGACCTGGATATCGTCTTTAAATGTAGCTACACCTGTAGCGCCGATTGTGAGAGCATCAGGAGTAGTAGCTGACCCGATTGTTCCCGAATCTTTAATCCTAATATCGTCTTTAAAAGTAACAATACCACCGCTACTAACTTGCATAGCATCTGTGGCACTGGCTGATCCAAGGTTGCCATCATCAGGAACTATTACTCCTGCGTCTCCTGAGAGCACAAGAGATTCCGCAGTTACATGTCGAGCATTTAAGTTTGCAGCACTTGTTGCACTTATAGCGGTATTAGTATGGGGATCTCTAGTGTGGGCTACTACAACTTTATTTACTGATTCATCATAACCAATAAAGACATTTCCTTCTGCTCCGCGACTTACCATAAGTCCTGTATCTAAACTAGGACTTCCGCTTGCGTTTTTAGCCGCAAGTATAATTCTATCTTCGACAGTTAAGTTTGTAACATCTTGGCTAACAGTATCACCACTAACCGTTAAATTACCTGTAATAGTTAAATCGTCAGCTACAGTAACAGCTCCGTCTCCCGCTATTGTTAAAGCAGCTGCTGTCGTCGCACTACCAATTTGACCTCCATCAGCAACAGTAATACCTGCACTATGAACGCTTCTATCACTAAAAGTAACTGCTCCAGCAGCAGCTATCGTAATAGCAGCGGCATCGGTAGCAGTTCCTATGGTGCCTCCATCTTTAATTTTAATATCGTCTTTAAATGTAACTACACCATCAGCTGCAATTTGAATAGCATCAGTGGCTCCGGTAGAGCCAATATCCCCATCGTTAGGAACTATAAAAGAAGTTGCAGTAAGAGCGCCAGTATTAGCAGTCCCCCTTACATCTAATCTGTGTGGAGTATTAGTACCAATATCACCGTGCCCAATTATGACATTGCCACCATTGTTTTGTGTACCGTAGTTAATGATAACGTTAGCAGGAGTCCCTAAAGTTAAAGAAGAAGCCGCAGGGTTAGTGTTAGCTATACTAAATGAGTCTGCAGATTTGTCAAAAAAGTATTTACCACTGCCAATATTTAAATCAGTGGTTGTGTCAAGAATAGCAGCTACGTTATCTTGTACTACGTCTATATTTGCTGATAAGTTAGCTTGTAACGCTACTACGTTTTCTGAAACAACAGACGCGTTTGCGCCCGCACCAAGATGCCTACTCTGAACAGCATTATTAGCTAGGTGCCTAGCTATGATAACATTACTGCCAATACCTGCTGATCCTAAAGCATTAGCTCCGATAACGGTACTACTAATTTTTGTAACCATATGAGGTTCTCCTAATTATCGGAGTCTTCTACTTCTAACTCCTTGAAAAATTCTTCTAGGTAATCTTTTTGTTCGACACCTTCATCTTCCCCGTCTTCAAAAAACTCTTTAATAAAGTCTTCTACTTGTTCATCTACAGAGGGTGGTTTTAATAAATCATCCCATTCTTCATCTATACAAGCTCTTTTAGTTAAGTCTTTAAAATATGTAATCTCTTCTTCTGTTAATTCTGTGTTAGGCGTGTCATCTAAAAATTTCTTTTCATAAACGCTCATAGAGGGAGATTCTTCTAAATAAACTGAATAACAAGAACCGGCTAGTATTTCTCCTAATTTTGGTTCTAATTCAATAAATTTATCAAAAGGAAAACTTCTTTCTATCTGTTCCCCTTTTTCCCCTCGTTCAAATTTTCTATAATTAGCATACACTAATTTGCCTTCTATGTCAAAGGCATTAAATTTAATAATCTCCATTATTCTCTCCTTAAAGTTTTATAATAAAATTCACTACAGATGTAGGGAATATCATGTTAGGTGTAATAGCAGCGTGTGCAGCAACTGCAGTAACTGCTGTTGCTTGTGAAGAGTCTTTTGCTGAAGTAGCAAAGGTTGCTGTAGTCAAAGAGTGCGCAGCAATTGTAGTAGACTCTGAAGGTTTAGTAGCACTACCAGGCATTTGGGGTGTTTGGGCACCCAAAGTACTGTTATTAGATCCTTTACCTAGTAATATCCTATCCCTTAAATCAGGAACGTTAAATGTATTATTACCGTTTCCTGTCCCAAAAGCTGTACTTACTACCCCAAATAAGTTAGCGTTAACTCCTGTGCGAGAAATAGCCGCCCCATCACATAACAAATATCCAGAAGGTGCAGAACTTCCCCCATACCCAGAAATAACTCCAGTAGGTGTTAAAGCTGTTTCTACAAAATTATCTAACTCATGTATTGTTATAGAGGCTGCAGTGATCTTTACATTACTAATATTTCTATCTGTTACTTTTGCTGTTGTAACGGCGTTGTCCACTAACATTGTCGAAGTAACTCCGTTTGTTGGGGGTATACCCACATCAGTGAAGTTAGAAGCTGAGTTCGCTCCTTTTATCATTAGCCTAATATTTGAAGGAGTTGATGATGCAGCTGTTGATCCAAAAACAGCTACTAACTCTCCAATTTGATATGAACCAATGTTTGCTGTTGCCCCAACAATATTATCTTCGTATCTAGAACCTATTCCAACTCTGGTAAAGTTACCTCCAGGTCCTTCAGCACCTTTTTTATCTGCCGTATCACTATTAATGTAAAGTGCTTTTCTCCCTGCA